CCGTCTCGACGAACGTAGCAAGTTCCGAGCGTAACGCTGGCGAGTGTACAGTGAACTCATCGGCCAGAAGCCGTCTGGCAGTCCCAAGTATAAGTCCTCGCGATGAGGCGGTGACTGCGGTGCCGAAGTGCGAGAGGCGCGAGAGAATCTCTTGCGTGGCTTCTTCGCCATGTGAGCCTCGATGAAGTAACTCAAGTGGATATGTGTCGAGCAGTCGGGCGAGCACAGTGCCGCCGTGATTGTTCCTCTCGACGTTGACATATGCGTTGTTGAACCGTCGTCCAAGCGCCGCTACCTCGTCAGCGAACTCAGGCGGCTCAGCCTGCGCAGATGCGAACTCAGCCACCTGCTCCGCAGTCTCCAGACAGAACACCTGCGCTACTGCGTTGTCACGCCCCACTCCACCACTCGGATCAGCGCCGATGACATAAGACAGCCCAGGAGCAGGATGGTTACGAAGAACATAAAGATTCGCGCTAGTGCGCTCCCAAGCGTCAGTCTCGACATACCGCACTCGGCGGAAGAACCCGTAACCTGTCGATTGGAAACACTCGTCGAACGTAAAGGGATAACTTTCCTTGAAGGCGCGGAGGTCTCCCTCGAAGTCCACATAGAGCCGCTCCCGTCGCCACGCAAGCTGCTCTGCGGACACGCCAGCCGCAAGTAGCTCCGGCTCCTCAATGTCGCTCCGCAACGACGCGAGGAAGAGCGAGCGCGCCTCGGGCGACGGGAACGGCAACTGATACTCGTCGTTGTCAGTCCACGCAAAGAAGTGCAACCGCATGCCGATGCCTTCGCGGGCACGCACGCACTGGCGATGGAACCAGTTGCCCACGCCGTTGCCAGTCGATTCGACTGTGATCTCACCACGCTCCGCCGCCGGGAACGCACCACGGACGATGCTCTCGGCGTCTGGATACCGACTGGCCTCACTCAGATGCAGGTCTGTTATTGTGTCGCCGTGCCCGAATGCACGTGACCCAGCGGTCCCGATGAAGAACGTAGAATTTGTCTTCTTGAAGTATATCTCGTTGCGGGAGTGACGACCAAGCTCCGGCGAGAGTCCGCCCTTGAGGTTCGACAGGATATAGTCGGCACGTCCGAGTAGACGCGCAGTAGCTTCGGCCTCGTGCGAGATGATAACACATGTGCGATTCTCTTGAGCGAGGCACTTAGCAGTGTAGCGAGCGATGACATAACTGCTCACCGTGGTTTGACGGGCCTTCGGGATGATCTGGCGCCGATGCCAGTTCGCGTCGAGTCGCGCCTGGACTGAGTTCAGTCTGAAAGGCACTCGCACGCCGTCTTTGTTCACGATCTGGAACATCGACTCGATGACGGTGCGATAGGGCGACGGCGCGCCACTCATGGATGCGCCCCGATTGAACGGCTGAGTTGCCCGACCACGCCAAGATCGCCCGAGCCAATCGTCGAGAATGTCAGATTGCCGCCGCTGAGTACGAGCGATCCCGACGTATCAGAGGGATTGAGTGTGTCACTGGCGCCCCAAGCAATATAGCCAGAAGGGACGGCGCCCGTAAAGGCGCTACCACCGAAGTTCATCGTGCCCGAGCCATAGTTCGTGTCGTTGCGTTGAGTGCCCCCACCGAAAGCATAGACAGAGCCAGTGATCTGCGTGGAGTAGTCGAATCCGAACGCGTCTGTCTCTGGGTCCGCGCCGATTGTACCGTCGCCAATCCAAGCGGCTGCCTCAGTGACATCGCGCAACCACATCAATCTCGCAGTGATATTGACGGCGCACGCATACACGCCAAGTGTGACTTGGACCGATATGCCCGGATGCTTGACAGGGTAGCCGATTCCACCGCCAGCATCGACACCGCGCACTGTGCCCACGAGGTCCGACATTGCGACCTGCGACGCGCCACTATTCCAGAAGCCACTGTCAGTCAATGACGCCCCTGCCCCGGCTACTCCTATGGCTGTGTATCCCGAGTTAAACCCACTGGTGTAGACGTGAAGGGTCGTAAGTTCGAAGTACCGCCGATCAGCTGGGAGTGGGTAGTGCTTCTGCCACGCCGAAACGCGACGAGGGAGCACAAGCGCTCCCGCAGCAGCTCCGACGATGAGCGACCGCCGATGGATCATGGTGTCGTCAACCGCACAGTCACACCACCAATGCCGCTGCCAGCGAGCCAGTTGGCCGAGTCACTCGTCACGACGCACACGCGGTCGCCAGCCGAGAGCGCAGTCGTCGTGAGCGTCAGTGTCTGGTTCGTGTTCGCCGTGCCGTTGGCGTTGAAGGAGCCCGAGTGTAGCACAGTGCCGCCTGAGCATGCGGTGCCTGACGGCGCCTTGTAGACTGAGAGCGTCGAAGTCGAACCGACCGCAACATGGACTGTGCCGACGATCGACGCCACAGTCGAAGCCTCGTCAATCGTCGCGACCACGTTATTATTCGGGTCGATTGCTGGGTCCCAGCCGACCGCGACTCGTTGCGACGCAGCAGGCGTAGCTGGCGTCGTCCATGTGTTGTCAGCGCGAAGGAAGTTCGTCGTACCACCACCCGACTGCGCGACAATACCTGAGTGCGTCGAGTCGAACACACGCGCTGCGATTGCGCCGCCCGACAGTAGGATTGTGCCGTCAGACGAGAGGACTGGCTTCGCTGGCGCAGCAGTCGCGCCTGCGTTGCCGAGGACTGAGCCGGGCGGCAGTTGGCCCGAGAACTGCGCATGTGCGGGCGAAAGCGCCGCGAGCAGTGCGACTATCGCGACGATCCCTCGACCCATCGCTACGCCTCGATCCTTAGTCACTTCAATGCTCCCCACGAGAGTCGATCACTGCGTAATCCTTTGCAGCGAGGCGTTGGACACACGCGTAGCCGCCCAAATAGCAACTCGTTCAACATACCCGTCATACTGCAATGTCGTCGATTGATCGGTGCCGATAGTAATGACTGTTGGAGTAGATGGGAGAGCGCCCGCTCCCGTCACAATGGCGCTGCCATTTTGTGAGACGGCTTGATCGAGATTCGCGATGGCAAAAGCAATACGGCAACTGATGTTTTGCGTCGAGACTATGCCACTTGCAACAACAGTATCCACGCCACCAGTCGTGGTCACTCCTTGGCCGATGCCAGTGGTTGCCACGCGCCGGATACGCGAACGTTCATTCAGCGTGCCATCGTTAACGCCAAGCGCTATTTGATTGGCTGCATAGGTCACAGGCGCCTTCGGCGTAGCTTGCCCGAACAAAGTGTACGCAGAGCCGACTGCTGGTGGTGTAGTCACAGTCACAACGTCTGCTGCACGTGTCACCGCCGCCGAAGTTGTGCGGATCGGGCTGGTAGCAAAAGTGCCGAGTTCGAGTTGGGGCCAACCAAAGCGTAGTGTAAAATCAATAGCGTTTCCAGAAGTCCATGATGCTGCGACAAACATCATTTCAAAGGCAGTCAACGCGTTGTTGTTGGTGCGGGTTATTGCGCCAGAAGTCCAGCCAGTAGTGGGAGGAGCAATCGCCGCACTAGTCGATGCCAAGAAGGTGCCACTGCTGTTGAACTCTGCGACTGCCCGAATTATAGAAACTCCCGAGAGACTGCCGCCAACCAGCCGCACAAATACAAAGCCCGCCCATACTTGGCCGTTACTAGCAGCAACCTGCGATCGGCTGTCGAAGTCAACAATTCTTGAACCTACTGGAGACGAACCCGCAGTCCCGCTCCAACGAATATCGACATAATCAACGCCAGTAGCGTCTGTGCCAGAGCCGACGATGCTGCTAGTGACACCACTGTAAGTCGAGATGATCCAGTTAGTAGGGGGTGTTCCGGGAGTTCCAGCAACAGCACCACCCGCCGCGTTGTTACGAATGGAGTTCGTGCGTGCTTCCTCGACTAAGAGTCCTTTGTTGGTAATACGCGGCACGTTGGAAAGGAAAGCGGACCAAGTACCTGCGAGGTTGTCGGAGTAAGCAGTCGAGGCGCGCGACGTAGTCGTGAGCACGAGCGGATCGACGCCTTGGCCCGACTGATAATACCGCCCGTTCTGGAAGTCGAAGTCGAGATCGGCAAGTATGCCACCCGCAGACATCGGGAAGCCGACCGCGTAGCCCGGCGTGCGTGACCTCGAACGTGCGCGTGCGTGCGTCAAGTGTCAGCCCCACACTTCAATCGTGACGACGCACGCAGCGCCGCAGATCATTGACATGGACGATGTCTGGAGTGGCGGCGTGATGAGGAATGGCGAACCCGCGTCTGTACGCAGCATGATGCTCGACGTGCCGTCATTCACGTCAGCGACAGGCACCGCAGCCGCAGCGTTGAAGTTGATGTAGAGTGGACCTGTAGTCGCATTGATCCCGATAATCATGCCGCCCGCAGGCATCGTGTAAGCCTCGGCGACATTCGCTGCGAGTACGCGCGAGTCAACCCACGTCGCCGCTGGAAGCGCCGCCGGGACTTGAATGCCTTGCTGGCGCGGGATGGCGACGACGCGCCCGACGACTGGTGTTGCCATGTTAGACATCCCTTCAGTAGCGGCATAGACTAGTTCGCCTTTGTGGGTCACCCAAGGCTCAGGTGGATGCAGTGCCGTATATGCGTCGATGTCGAGATCGAGCGTGTGTGTGTGTCCAGAAGCGTCTTCGGCAGCGAGCGCACTCTGTGACGCACGAACTCGAATGATGCTTTGTGTTAAGTCAGGCGTTGGCCGAATACGTTCGATTACAAAGATAGCCGCACTGTCGCACGCTTGTGCGAAGAGCTTGTCTCGTAATGCGGCGAGGTTCTGTTTGTACACGCTCGCATAGTCGGGACGGAGACTGTCACACTCGCCTTGGTTCCAGGCGACTACATCGCGCGAAGTGCGCGCATCTTGCGCAGTTAGCCTCGCTTTAGCGCGTTGAATATCGGCGATTAGGGCGGTGAGATGGCTGTCTTCAGACAACGCATTCCAAGTCACTTTAGCTGGGATATTGAAGAGACACGAGCCACCAACTGCGCGTTTGACAATGTAGAGTGGAACTGTGTGGTGATTTTGGCGCCACAAAAGGGCGAACGCAGCTTCGCTGCCCCAATTACCGTTGAATGGGAGGTTGGAGTTGAAGCCAGCGCGATAGTTGACAAAATCGTCGTTGTCGTGATCCCAGATGTAAGTGTCAGGCAGAGGCGCAGATAGAGCTAGTGGAGGCGTCGCACCAACAGTGCCGCCTGCTGTAGCGTTACTCTGTCCTGCGACAATAAGCATTTTGACTGGCGTCGTCAAAGTAGGCGTTAGAGCAGTGAGAGCGCCACTGGCGCAAGAACTTTGAGCATGCCCGCGAGTTGGCCAAGCCACTGCGGCGTGTTCGAGTCGAGCGTGGCGGGCGTGACGCCAGCGGCGAGCGGGCCACAGAACGCATTCGCGTAGCCGACGATCGACTGCACGCGTGGATCAGGCATAACCGCCGCACCCGCAACGATTGGCGCAATCGTCACGCAGGCTCGTTGTGCTTCAGTGACCGTAGTCGTGACTTGACCCGGCGAACACGCCGACGCTGCGAGTGCGAGCGCGAGGCCGCCGATCAGTGCGATCTGGCGAATCATGTGAGACTCCTGTGTCATCGGATCGGCGCGCCGAAGACGCCCCAGCCGAGCAAACCGATGAGGATGAAGAACAGCAGGCTGAACGGCCCGAACGACGCCAGCGCGACTTGATTGCGCCAGTACCACCCACCGCCGAATATGAGCGAGATCACGTAGATAATCCAGAACCAGATGCCAGCAGTCATAGCGCAGACCTCGAAGCGACGAACGGGGCGGGAGTGACAGCGACAGTCGCCGGTGCCGCCGCAGGCGTAGCGATCTCGACAGTGCTCCGCCCGAGCGGCACATCTTGCGCCGGTGGCGTGATGATAGGCGCCGACACACTGACGGGGCCAGTCGGCGCGAGCCACCGCAGTAGGATCGTCCCGACGAAGCTGAGTACTGCGACGAGTTCAGTCTGCGCAGTCGGATCGTCGAGCACATGGACGCCCGCAGCACCGGCGATCACAGCGACAAGCCCCGCGACTTGCGCGAGGAATATCTTCGACGTGAAGAGGTTCGAGACGAAGCTGAGTTTCGCCGGCGCAGTGCTAGGTGGCATTACGTGCTTGCTCCTGTGCGCGTCCTCGCGCTTCGCCTTCGAGGCCCGCCGATCGCTCGGTCGCCGCGACGAGCGCGTCTTTCATCGAGTTGGTAGCGATCTCGACTTTGCGCACGTTGGTCTGAGTACGAACCTGAATGACGATTGATATGACGACACTGACGAGGACAGCGAGTTGGATGACGATAGCGAGAATGTCGCTCACGAGTCGGACGACTCAGGCGGCGCGACGTTGACTTGCGTGTTGACCTGGACGTTGATGCCGCCCCGCAGAAGCTCCCGCGCGATGTCTTCGGCAGACGTGGAGACCGCCGGACGTTCATGCTTGCTGAATCCGCCGTAGTTGGCGGCCTTGAACCATTGCTCGCTCGCCCGCAGAGCAGTGTTCTCGTCGGGCGACTGTAGGCCACCCCGGAGCGCCCGAAAGGCGAGCGGCTTCATCGCGACGAACTCTTGGTCGAGCGTGGCAAGATGTTGCTCGCGATACTCTATGTAGCGCGGATCGGCGACGATGTGCGCGACACCACTCGATGACATATTCAATGCTTCGGCGATCTGCTTGTATGAGAGACCGCGAAGCTCAAGTGTGTACACAGATGCCCAGCGAGTCGTTATGCGCTCGCGGCGTCTACTGCCTGCGTGCATCGTGAGATGTTTGCCAGTCTTGTCGCCAGTGCGCGCGTGTGGCGTCACATGATCGTGCGGCGGCGCTGCCGGGAACACTCGGTCGAGGATCGAGTTACTCACTGCGGCGCTCCTGTCGCGCGGGGCGAGACTCAGTCGCGGGATCGGCGCAGCGGTCGAGTAGTTCTTCGACGCGCGCAGGGTTGGCACGACCGAAGTCGGAGAGCAGAAGAAGCTCGCGGAGTGAGAGTGGCTGGGCGGGAGCGGGGCGGAGCGACATGGGGCGAGGCTTGCACAGTTGGGGCGTAATGTCAACGGTTTAGTGGGGCGCGGGGTTCCATCGAATGATTGCATCTTCGCAAACCTCGCCACGACCCCAAATCCACTCTGATAAGTATAAGTACGGGCATGGGGGGTCAGGCCGCCCCCAACCAGCCAGGGTGCCATTGTTGCGAGTGATTATCAGTAGCAATGCGAGTGATTCTCAACCGCAATGAGAGTGAGTCGCAGTGGCAATGCGAGTAGCTCTGAGTCGCAGTCGCAACAGCCGAGGGCCGACGCACCTATGCGAGTAGAGCATGCCAGTGCTGCGCGTCCGATTGTGGGTTGACACGTGTTTGACGCTTGACACGAGAACAGGCCGAGAACAAATCGCAGAACGCGAGTCGGGGTAGTCTAGTAGCCCAACTCGCCCAACTCGCGCCAGCGACGCTCACAGGCGCTTCTAGACGCTGTTCTCGTGTGAGTGTGTGCGCGACGAGACTGTGCGCGGCGTAGTTGTGGGGGTATGGTGCGCGTTGTGAGCACGAGAGCACGAGAGCTAAGGCACGGCCTTAGGCATATATCCGAGACGGATTGAGGGTAATTAACTAAGGTTAATTTCACGAGAGAGAGTAGTAGTTGCATATTTGTCATACCCCACCCAACATGCCAGATATACGCCTAGCGCCCCGCCCATGCTCCCCTCGTCGCGTGCTCACGACGCGCCCATCGCCGCACAATCGCCCCGCCTGCCGCATCATACCCCTTGACACCCTCGCGCCACCCATGCGACAACACTCGCTAGGCACAGCCGGACAGCCACTCGCAGAGCGACGTAGATCGCGCGACGGCCCGGAAAGGCAATCAGACGTGCGCCGTCGCTCTGCGAGCGCGT